CATTGATGTTGATTTGCCAGTACCACTTTCGCCGACTATCATGATAGGAGTAGCCATGTATCACCTCGTTTTTAATGTATAAGAATGTAAATCGTTGTATTTTTTTGTATGCCGTATTGTGTGCAATATATTAATTAATAGCAACACATTTTTAATATCGTATTGATACGGCAGGGACGGCTTTATTGTGTATACCGAGAACTATCTTTTTGGCTAAAGCCTCGCTAGCACCCAAACCCATAATAGCCTCTTTAGCTGCCTTACGAACTAAGCCAATGTTCTTTTTATCGGCTTCTCTTTTCGCTGTCTCTGCGCCTTCCATTGCCTTTATTTGGTTTTGTCGGTTAACCTCGGCAACCCTTGCGGCTTCGGCTGCATTATCGGCGTTAATTTTAGCCTGCTCAACAGCTGCAACCCTAGATTTTTCAGCTTGTTCAGCAAGCTTGTTAGCCGTTTCTAGCCGATCAATGGCCGCGTTCTTTTCTGCCTCAGCTTCTGCTTTAGCTTGATATCGAATAGCGTTTTCATGCTCAATACGGTCACGCTCTTCTTTTTCTTTGCGTAGCGCAGCTAATTCTTCGGCCTGCTTTTCTGACTCAAGAGCCGCAGCAAACATTGCAGATAGTTCTTTTCTTGATGCGTTCCTAGCTTTTAGGGCTGACTCAGTAAACTCGAAGAAGTCCATGCAATCCTCTTCTGCAACATGCTCCATGCATAACTTGAGGGCGCTAGAATCTGCGTCACGCATACTTTCAGGAAGGTTGCGAAGATCGGCAACCCTGCTTTCTAGTAGCTCTTTACGTTGACGCTCTCGCTCTTTTAAAGCGTTGTCTAACTGCTTGTATGCCTCTTTGTGCGGTAACTGTAAAGCTTCTAAAGCTTCTTTTATTTCTTTAGCCTGAGAATCAACAGCTCTACCACCTTCCAGATAATAGGCTTTTTTGTCTTTTCGTGACTGATCAAGCTTTGTTATTAGCTTGCCAACATCCAAAGAAACCCGTTTTGACTTTTCATACCCTTCATCTGTAGACACGTCAGGAATAAAGTTGGCAACACTCTTAACCTCTTCCAGCCCAATCTTAATGTCGTCATATTCTGCAATCACAATCTTAGTATTATTGTTCATTTTGTTTATACTCCGAGTTTTGTTCTTCTGTATATCGTGTCGAATACCCACGATGATAGTCTTGCCCTTGATCTGTATGCGCTACGCCATTCTTGCAATCGTTATAGCCGCGTATAAAGTCGTCACATACTTTCTCATTGCCTATAGTTTTCATTTCCCCGCCTCGATTTGCTCTTTAAGTTTAAGTTCTTGGCCCTCAAAATATCCTACTGCTAATAAGCATAGGGCGATTAACGTTAAGGCGACTGACGTTCTCATGCTGTCACCTCGGCTATAAGTGCCTGATATCGGTCGTGCTGCTCTTTGGTTGCTGGATATTCAATACAGTCATGCTTAATCGTATATGTTTTCTCTACAATCTTACGCGCATATTTATAATTCTGAATAGTTCCCATATCGCTTGCGGTAACAATAGGATAGTCACCATCGTAAGATTTAACTTTTGAAGCATCCGCAACAAAATAGACTTGATCAAATAGCTCAAAATCTTCGTGATTACTAACTTCGATAATCTCGCCAATCTCAAATTCAGGTCTAACGTCTGGCTGACGAATAATATCTGATGTATCAAAGTGTAATGCTCTGCCTCCAGAATTACTTGCAATACAGCCGATTTCTGTATAGAAGTGAAATAGCAAGTCTACTCCTTCACAAAAACTGCCCTTAACGCCTGTTACTAGGTCGCCTCTTTTAAATTCAGGCTTATCTCGTAAATCAAATGCATCAGTTGCAATGAAACTTATTTCGCCGCGAATATTTTTTAAAACAGATGTGTTTGGCAGTTCATCTGGCCGGACATAAGTTAGCTTTTCTCCTTCGTAGCAGCCGTTGTAATCCCTATTCATAACTACTATATCGCCGTGCGTGTAGTCATCCATTATTCTTCATCCTTATATTGATTATAAGTTACCTGTGAAATTGACTCGTGCCAAATAGTGTCGTAATCGTGTATCTCAAGATTGATTATTACACCACTCTCATTGCAGGCGTGAACATGAAGGTTATTGCACTGAATGTAAGTAAATATATAATCTAGATCGCCTACAATCGTTTCACCTTCCCACGATAAAACGTAATCACCTTCGATACTTGGCGCGTCTATTGATTTGAAGTTTGGTTCGTCTTGCATAATATTATCCTCTAATACTTATTGTTTCTAGCATCTCGACAGACTCGCAAATTGTTTTTGCTTCCACTAAAAAATCAGGGTCAACTTCCGCTATATACTCTTTACCCCTAGGGCTTTTTATAAAACGAAGCGCCTTTTCTTTTTCTGCTTTGCTCGGCTTTACCCACCTAACTCTTTCTTTATCCAATTTTGGCCTTTTCCCCCTACAGATAGATTTGGATAAAAAAACCAGCATAGCCTTCATGCTTTCAATTGCCCTATCTCTATCAATGTCTGCAAAACTAAAAACCATTTCTGAGTGTTCGTCTTTGTTTTCAATCCATGATATTGCAGTAGAATCGAATGAATACGCGTCTTTGACTGCCTGCGCTATCACTGCTTTCCACATTTTCACTTCCGGTGCCATTTCATTGTTCATAATCTTTTCCTCTATATAGTCATTAGGGCTAAAACTGAAACCTACTATATCGCTGTTTTTATATACTGCTAGTAGGCTCATTACGTTCTGCTGTTTGCGATTTGTCAGATGTATCTTAGTGGATTAATTCGATACCGTCAACTCTTCATTGGTGTTTATTTGATGTTTTTTAAGTGTTGCATTACAAGATAATGTTCGATACTATAGGCGCAACTTAATTAATTAACGGGAGTATTAAATGCCAAGACTAGCATCGGGGCCATGTTCAGTAGTTCAAAAGGATCACGTATTAGATGAGGCTGCACGGCTTTCAGAAGAGCGTGGCCGAACTGTTACGCAAAACGAAGTTCTTCTTAATCTTATTGATAAAGATATTAAACTGAAAAATCGCAAGGTGAAGTCATGAGTCTATTCAGCCCGGACGCTTTACTAACTAAAATGTGCGATTCTGGAATATGCACAGCACCTAAACCCTTGATTAATTTCAAGCGCGTACCAGCTAACGAGGACGGACACAGCGATACATGCAAGACTTGCACTACATTAGCAAAGCAAGGTATTGAAGCGCGTGACCTAACGATTAGACGCATTAGGCGTGAGAACTATTACAAACGTAAAGAAGGTCAAGAGCTTGCGGCTGATATTAACCATTTGAAGTATGCGAAGATTTAGGGGTATATTATGAAAAGAGAATATATAGCGTTATTATTATTAAGAATGCTTACAAAGCAGCACTACAGAAATAAGAGTGAAAAGGCTTACTTGGTAGAGCAAGATTATATTACGGAAAAGAATTTTGTGACTAAAAAAGGGAAAAATCTTTGTTTTAATTATTATACTGAAAGCACTCTGAAAGACTTGGGGTGATTAACACAATAAATATTAGAGGGTAGGGTTATGCAAGAGCCAATTAAATACAAAAGCTATACGATTACATACGATCCGCCCCCAATATCTTTACGTGGTCATGATTATCAGTTTTCACATGATGATTATGATGGTGCGCCTGATGGGGGTGATGTGCGGTGCGGATCTGCTGGCAGCATTATGAATTGCATAGAGTGCATTGATGATATAGAGGAAGGGCTGGAAACGCCAGAGATGCCGATATTTGAAGGTACGCGTAATGCGTTAAATGCGCTTAGTATAAAGGGGTAATATATGACCGTATTTTTAAAAGAAGGGCTAGACGATGTCATTTCTACTATCTGTTTATGCTGCGAAGATGATTATGAAGAAATTGCACAGGAAAGCTTTATTGCGGGCGTCTGTCCCGACTGTATTGACACTTATTCAATTGATGAGATTCTGGAGATTTGCACGTAATAAACCGCTTGCAAAGTAGCCGCAGTAGTAATAAGATAATTACAGATTTAAGCAGTCGTGAAAACCTGCAAAAAAAGAAGTATGAAAAGAGATACCTTAATTTAGCTGCTCCCTCTTGTCATACCGTTATCCCAACCACCCATGGTTAACATACTTCGCGGTAGTTTTCACCTTGGGGGGGCGGCTAAACTAAGGTATCTTATGAAATTTCACAAATTGCCATCAGTTTATGTTTTAGAGGCCGACAGCTTTAAATACATAAAAATTGGCCACACAAAGAACATAAAAAACAGGCTTAGCAATCTAAACTCTGGATGCCCATTCAAACTTAATTTATGGCTTTGCATAAAAACAAGCATGCCGAGAGAGATAGAGCTTTACCTACTAAAAAAATATAAAGAATTCAATTTGAAGGGTGAGTGGTTCACGTTGCCCGACGATAAGCTTGACGAGCTGATGTGCTTCGTAAAAGAGAGAAACTTAATTGAGCGATCTATATTTTCAGGGGGGAATTAAAATGGCTGATTTTTGGATAAAGTTAGAAAAGAACACGCCGGATAAACCTGAAATATTTGAAATGGCTGAAATACTAGCTATTGATCCTGATGCCGTGCTTGGGAAATTGATTCGAGTATGGTGCTGGGTTGACAGTAATTCCTCAGATGGTCACATAAAAAGTGTGACACCTGTCCTAATTGATAGGCTAACAATGTCACAAGGTTTTGCGGACGCTATGACTTCTGTCGGTTGGCTAGAAGAAAACTCTATACCTAATTTCACTAGACATTTAGGAGAATCGGCTAAAAAACGAGCTAAAGACTCCGAAAGAAAGAGAATGTCACGCACAACGTCCGATGAATGTCCTAAAAAAAGTGTGACAGAAAGTGGACTAGATAAGAGTAGAGTAGATAAGATAAAAAACACTTGTCAGGAATCAAAGATTCCATTGTGTCCACATGAAAAGATAATTGATTTATACCATAAAGTTTTACCTGAGTTACAGGGAGTAAATAAAGCCTTATGGAAAGGATCAAAAAGAGAAAAAGATTTATCTGCAAGATGGAAGCAAAACGAAGAGTTTAGAAAGGGTGAGTTTTGGGATTGGTTTTTTAAAAATGTCAGGACAAGCAACCATCACATGGGAGGCAGTGAAGGAGGTTGGAAAGCTGATCTTGGATGGTTAATAAAAAAAGACAACTTTGTTAAACTTGTGGAGAAATTTAGCTCATGAACAACTTAGACGCAGAAAGAGCAGTGATAAGCGCGATACTGGTAAAACCTAACGTTATTGATGACGTTATTGATGTAGTGGAGCCTAGCGACTTTACTGATATGCAATACGGGTTGATTTACGGCACTTTAAGAACGATTAACGTAAAAGATATAGACATTATCAGCCTAGCTGAAAAGCTCGCCAGTAAGGGCATTTTGGAGCAGATAGGAGGAATGCAATTTTTATCAGACATCTACAGCACAATGTACACGTCTACGAATGCCAAGAGCTACGCTAAGGTGATTAAAGATTTATCTTTGTTGAGAGGATTAAGGTTTAAATTGCAAGACGCTGTAAAAAGTATTGATGGGTCAGGGGATTATCAGGCCGCAGTTTCACAGGTTAGCGCCATTCTTTCTGATGTTGAAGTAAAGACAGAATCATATAAAACATTTAAAGAAATTGTTCGCGGTGAAATGATGAGCCTTGATGCTAGATTTAAGGCGGGAGGCGGGTTTGCAGGCTTGAGAACTGGGTTTTCTGGTCTTGATGACACGTTAATGGGACTGAAAGGTGGTGATTATTTTGTAGTAGGCGCAAGGCCGTCAATGGGCAAAACGGCGTTTAGCTTGGCGTTATGTCAGAATATGGCGAGATCAGATGGAGATATTCTATATTTTAGCGCTGAATCAACAAAAGAGTCCCTAGCAAACAGGATTATCGCATCATCAAGTAACGTCGATTCTAAGTTTATAAAAACAGCACAATTAACTGAGCAGCATTGGGCTAGCCTACAGGCAGGAGTTTCTGCAATCATGGAGCTGCCACTTCATATTATTGACATTGCAGGAATTGATATATCTCACGCAAAAGCAATAGCGAACAAGTTCAACCGGAAAAAGAAAGTAAAAGCTATTTTTGTGGATTATATTCAGTTGATGACCTGTAAGAACTCAAAAAATGAATTTGAAGCAGTAAGTAATATAAGCCGTGGACTAAAAGCGATGGCTAAAGAGAATGATTGCCCTGTGATTGCATTAGCTCAATTAAGTCGAGGCGTTGAGCAGCGGCCAGATAAGCGGCCGGTGATGTCAGACTTAAGAGCGACGGGACAGATAGAGCAGGATGCGGATTTTATAAGTTTTTTGTATCGCGATGAATATTATAACGATGACTCACATGATAAGGGAATAACAGAGTTAGCTATCAAGAAAAATAGGGAGGGTGAGACAGGAAAGCACTTCTTTAAAACCAATTTTTCTACAATGAAATACGAAGAAATAAGCTACACAGAACAGCCAAAACAAGAATCATACAAGCCATTTGCGAGGAATTAACATGGATTACGAAATAGAAGATAAAAGCAGCAGTCAAGCAGTAAAAGAGTTTGCGCAGTGGGTAGCAAGAAGTGGAAAAGGTAGTACAGGGTCAAATTTCTTAAAGTTCAAAGAAGATATGCGAGAACTGTTCAACGATCCAGATATGTTTAACAACATAACAACAACGATTATTAGATAAGGGGTGGGTGGAATGAAATTACCAGCACCATTATATATAGCAGAAATACTGTCTAACGAAGGATTTACGGAAGATCAAGCCAGCACAATAGCGGCTGAGATATACCAGCCGTTAAAAGACAGCATAGAAGAACTTAAAAAGATAATTTCAACGCTTACCGTTGGCGTGTCAACAGAGATAGGAATAGTTGCAGCTAAGGCTATTCTCGACGAATTAAACGACGAAATATAACCCATATTTTTAGATCATGGAGTAAGTAATGAATCAGAAACTACAGGTTAAGCAACATTTGGAGGCTGGATTTAGGATAACTAGCTTAGATGCACGCGAGACGCTAGGAATACTTGATCTACCGAAGCGAATAAGCGACCTTAAGAAAATGGACGTTATTGTTTTGGATCGCTGGAAGAAGGTAAAAAAGCGCTTTGGTGGCTACACTAGAGTAAAAGAATATTATTTATAGCTAAATTGGAGAATATTATGAAACCAAAAGAAATACGCGCATTAAATTGCATTAACAGATTTTACAAAAAAAACGCGTGCTGGCCCAATAATTCTTGGATTTCACGCGAGATAAAAACAAACCTGACCGGTACAAAAACAATATTGCGCACATTAGCAGAGGCTGGCGCAGTAGAGTTGAATGAAAGGGTAGAGGTTATCGGATCAGCAGGCGTGAGAATTAACTGGATGTCGCGGCCATTAGTGAGGGCAGCATGAGAAATATCGAAAAGCATCTTAAAAACGAGAAAGTAACAGTTAACTTTAAAAACGAAACTGGCAATAGATACGGTAGTTTATTGGTGGTTGATCTGCACGAGACGAGAAACAAAAGCGCATTCTGGGCTTGTGAGTGTGACTGCGGCAAGATTCTAAGTGTGGCTGGGTACAGGTTGCGAGACGGATCGCGGAATAAATGCTCAAGGAGTTGCAGCTATATTGTTAAAGCTGGCACTAGAATTAGGATTAACGAGTGGGCGACTAAGTCAATAGTGGGGAATGCAGCATGATCGAAATACGAGAAGAGATTATACGGTTAAAAAAACTGCTATCTATCGAGCAGGGGAAATTCTATAGCAGCGATATGACAGACGATGACGCGATAGCTATAAATATATCTTGCGGTGAGATTAGACGAGAGATTAGACGAATGCAAAAGAAGTGAATATAACTTGCGTGAGCATTCACAATAATATACACTTAATGCTCAAGAGGTGGAAGCATGAAGAAATTACCAAAGACGGATAGTGAGCGGCGCAAGAAATCGGACGATAAGCACCGAAGCTTAGGCCGTATACCCCGTACGAAATGGTTTACATTGAGCGAGCATGAAAAGGCTGACGCTCTTATTGAGCAGATGCGTAAAGCGGTAAAGTAATAATTAAAATTAAACTAAGAGAGTAAATGTTATGAATACTTTAAAAAAGTACACGTTTGTTTTGTCAGCGCTAATGGTGTTGCTAGTCGTTTCTGGCTGTGCAGATGATGCGCAAGTTGCAAGCCGAAATCTAGCAAAAGCTGCTGATAACTTTGAGCTAAACCGACGAATTATATTTATTAACACTTGGACAGATGCACAGCTACAGATTATCGAAGGTCGTTGCAATATAGAGTACCAAACCAGCCGAACATCGGTTATTTGCAAAGTTGGCGAGGGTGAATACAAGCGTAGTTTTATCGGCAATAGTGGGCAGGTCACGGCGATGGTTGAACAGCTAGAAGGTGTTCCGGTTAATGTTTACCACTACCGCCGAACATTTAAACCGCAATCAATCATTCCTGATATAGATTTTCGTGGAAGCTCTAAGGCTGCGATTAACGCAATTACACCAGATAAGAACGATTAACACGGTAAAGCAATGAAAAGGGTATTAGGATGGAAGATTACAAAATTAAGGTAGAAGATAATATAACCGGCGAGGTTGTAAGAACTCTTTCTTATGCTACAGAACGCCAACAAGAAAAGGGTTTTATGGGATTGATTAGAAATATGAATCTAGATGATTACACTGCCACCATGATTGGCCCCGAAAAGTAATGCAAGGCCAATACAATATAGTTAATAGCGCCCTATCATTAAAAAATGTAATTGCAGATATTACAGCAGCATTTTTACAAGATAAGTGGCTTAGAATAAAGATTGACAGCGGCAAGCGTACATTGTCACAGAACGCGCTTAAATCGGTATGGTACAAAGATATAGCGGATTTCAGGAGAGACGTGACGAGTAAAGATGTAGAGCGAGAGTGTAAGCTAAACTACGGCGTGCCTATTCTGCGGCGTGACGTAGCGACTAACTGGGTATATGAGCAGTCTATTGATAAGCTGCCGCATGAAAAAAAGCTGATTGTAATGGATAGCTTCGCAGTAACGTCGATAATGAGCGTTAAAGAGAAAAAAGAATATTTGAATTGTATGCAATCAGATTACCCTTTTCTGAGTAATGAAGCGTGAAGATTAAATATATAGAGGCGGGGCAAGATGAATAGAATAAAAGCGATGTGTGATTTAGATGTTGAGATAGCAAGAAAAATGACGGATGGAGATTATACGGACAGCCAGATATTGGCAGGGCTTCACAAGTCAAGAATAGAAATGAGGGGGGTTTTTAAAGAGATAACGGCTGACATGGTTATCGAAAGTCGTAAATTTTTAGATGGTATTGGAATGCAGCACGAAATATTGCATCGTGAAAATTAAAGCAGGCGATAAAATATTAAACCTATCAGCACCATGGAGCGGTAAGGTTCGATATTTCAAGGTTATGTGCGGCACTAGGTACGCTTATATTGACCTACCAAGCAAAGTGCCTACTTACGTAGCGGTAAAGAATATAAAATATAACGATGAATTAGGGGTATGGGAGGTGATAGATGAAGGGTAAGACGCGAACCACAGCAGATATCATATTCCAGAATAAAATCGCCGAGATAGGCTGTATCGTGTGTTTAAACAACGGTATTGAGAATCACGAGGTATCAATACATCATATTGACGGCAGAACGAAAGAGGGGGCGCATCGTAAAGTGTTGCCTTTGTGCTATCCGCACCACATGGGAGTAGATAACAATAAGCCGAAAAGGTGGTTTACTCGACACCCAAATAAAGCAGAGTTTGAGGATAATCACGGCAAAGAATATGATTTGCTTAGTCAGTGCATGGAGCTGATATGTTCGGATTAAAGATCAAACCTTTATCGGTTAATAAGGCATGGAAGGGAAAGCGCTATAAAACGGATGAATACAAGGCATACGAAAAAGCTGTATTGCTTATGTTGCCAAAGATGGAGGTACCGGAGGGAAATCTTCATGTATCGCTAGAATTTGGATTCAGCAATAAAGCGAGCGATTTGGATAACCCCATAAAGCCGTTTATTGACATACTGCAAAAGAAATACGGGTTCAACGATAGCAGAATACATAAGTACGATCTAACGAAGAAGAAAACGATTAAGGGCGCTGATTACATTTTATTTGATATTAAAGAGGCTGAATTATGAAAAAAGTACTTTTAGAACGATTTGCTTATTCACCAATGGGAACGTTTGGCGTATTGAGCGTAGATGATTTTGAATGCTACACCGTTGAACGGCCTTGGCTGGACAATAAAGCACGTGAGTCATGTATTCCAGAGGGCGCGTATGGTATCGAGCTTGGCATGTATAACCGAGGCGGCTATCCTGCTTATGAGATAATGGATGTTCCAGATAGATCACTAATTAAAATGCACATAGCGAACA